GCCAGAGGCCGTGCCGTAGGTCTGGACCGGCGAGCCCACCGCCGTGAACTGGGTTTGGCTGGGCCCGTTGGGGCTCATCCAGAACGTCCGCACGTCGTTCGGCAGGAAGTCGGACGGGCCGTTGCCGACCGTCGAGTTGTAGAGCCAAAGGTCTTGCCACTTCCAGCCGTAGGACATGCCCGCGCCGCTGCCGACGCCAACGATATGCTGGTTGACATAGTTGTTCGACGAGCCGCCACGGGTATTGATGTTGGTGATAGAGAAGGTGTCGGAAGTCGCGCCGTTCTTGCGGATGTGGACCTCGCCCGCCGTGTTGTGGACCACCACCTTGATGTTCCAGCCGTTCCACTGCTGCTGGCTGAAGCCCGACGCCCACGATTGCTGCAAGGTGCCGCCGGTCGTGCCCGAATAGACCTTGATCGAGCCGTCACTGTGCGAAAAGAAGATCGTGAACTGGGTGCTGGCTCCGTCCAGGCCCTGCCAAATCCAGTCGCCAGTCAGCGTGCCAAACGTCTGGGTCATGATGTTGGCGGCGAACAGGAACACTGTTCCATCATTGGTGCTGCTCGCCGCCTGCATGGTCGCGGGCGACGACAGGATCGAGAAGCACTGGTTGTCGGTCGAATACCGGCCACCGGGCTGCAGCGCGCAGTTGCTCACGACCGACCACATATTCTGGGCAGCGTCGGCAATCGCGCCGTAGGGCTTACCGCTGTCTCGAATGATGGTGGACATAGGTTCAGACCCCCGGAATGAGCGAGTTGAAGACGATGAAGGTGTTCCGCCAGGGCAGGATGTACGCGACGGGGAATGAGTGCGGGCCGGTCCAGATTTTGAGCGTGTAGTCGTACCAATACTCGACGGGGCCCGGCGTCGGCGCGAGCCCGTTCTGGACGCTGATCCGCAGCATGTTGTTGTTGTACGCAGCGACCATCCGGGTGGGCGCGACAGCGTTGAAGAACGGCACGGTGACGCCATTGCCGTTGGCCCCAATCGGGTCCGAGACGCGGCCCATGAAGTCGATCATGCGAACGCCGTCCGGCGCGACGAACACCAGCCCCTCATTGGTCGAACAGATGGTGTTCGGGGCCTTGGTCCCGGTCGCCACGTTCATGGAGTTGACGGCCCACGTCTGAAGCGCGTAGTCGCCGGTCACCTGATACATGATGTTGGCGGACTTGAAGACGATCAGCGACTGGATGATGCCGCCAAGCTGGTTCTGCAGCGGCAGGCCCGCCATCGCGGTAACCGAGGTGCGGTCACCGAAGGTCAGCACCTGCAGCACGCCGGGCACCGCCGTATTGCTCACCTGCAGCGGCAGCTGGACATCGGACGCGACTACGGAATTGCCGCAGGCGTAATAGATGCGGCCACCGAATTGGCACACCGACACCGGCACGGAGGGCAGCGGGTAGATCGACGTGTTGCCGCTGTTCCAGATCGGGCGCGTCGGCACGGTCACATCGAACCAGCCGAAATAGCCGTTGTAGGTGTTGAACCCCGGATGGCTGACAATGATCTTGCTATCAACCGCGTCCATGTTGGCGGGCGTCCAATCACCCGCCGTGGGCTGCGTGGTCGGCACGTTCTGCGCCGTGATGCCGTACACCTTGATTGGCTGCTGGGTCGCAAGGTTGAACGCAAACGGCTGATCGCAGCCCGCGTTCAACGAGGAGCCGATCAGCCCATAGAGAATGTCGCTCTGAATGAAGGCGCAGCTGACCAAGCCGGGGTTGGGGATGTTGCCGAGCGGCGAGAGCTGCACCGCCGCCGGACGCGGCACAAAGACGCCCTCAGTCGAGGGATCGGCCACCAGATTGGACAGCGCCGTCATCGCGCCGGGGAAGGCGGTCGAGCCATCGACCGCATCGCTTAGGCCTTTAGGTACCCAGCGTTTTGGCTCTGCGTTTCTGAGGGGCATGGGGCTTCCTCATCAGCTCGTGAAGAAGCCGACCGCCTTGGTGTCGGGCAGCTTGCTGCCGCGACCGAACCGCCGCGCGTCGAGATTGACGGTCTTCGCCCGGCCCTCATCGTCCTGGGCCTGCATCTGCATGTAGGTGCGGAGCATGGCCCCAGCGCCCATCGAGCCCGGCGCGTCGGTCAGGAACTCCTCTGCGCGGGTGTCGTCAGTGATCGCCATGATCTCGCCCGACAGCCGCCGCAGCAGATAGCCTTGATGCGGAAACCACGGGATGACGGACGAAGTCTCGGGCGTGACGATGTCGGGCTGCGACTTCACGTAGCGCACCGTCATGGCGTAGGTGCCGTTCGGCGGTTGCCAAACATACATCAGCGGGTTCGATGCCGGGTTCTGCGCCAGCGGCGAGGTGTCGGTCCAGAACGCCTCTGGGAAGTTCGACAACCCGGCGGTGGTCACCAGCGCGTCGAACTCGGCCTGCTCGTAGGGCGTCAGGAAGTACGGCACCCCGTCGATGGTGTAGAACACGCCATCGCGGGTGTGCCGCAGATACGTCAAGGGCAGTTGGTACGGGCCTGATCCGTTGCCGGGGGTCAGGTTGAAGTTGAACGTCCCACGGGTCAGGTCCATGTCCTGGCTGATCGTCAGCTCAGACAGGATGCTGTTCAGCAGCTGGCCCGCCTGCACGATGAAACCCGGCGCGTGCGCCGTCTGGCACGCAAGGGTGACTATCTGCGAGGCGGTCAGCGGCATCGTTACTCCGTTTTGTTGATCAGCGCCGACAGGCGGTCGATCTCGGACTGGAACCAGTTCGACTGCAGCTCGATGGCGCGTAGCGCGTCAGCATGGCCCTTCAGGGCCTGCTCCCGCTCGTCGGCGTCCTTCGCCTCTTGGTCGATGTCGTGCTGGATTTCACGCTGCAGCGCCTGCACCAGCTGGGTGGCGTTGCGGCTCATCTGGTAGTCGCCACGGCGCTTCTCGTTGGTCGTGAACGCCGCTTCGTCGGCCAGATGGATTTCACCGATGCGGGCGTTCGCCTGCTCGATCCGCTGCTTGCGCTTGCGGGCGATCTCCTTGAAGTCCTGCTCCGCGACCGCCATGCGGTGGATGGTCGTCTCGCGCTCGCGGTCCTGCAGGGTCAGGTTGTGGACCGCCTCATCGCGCTGGGCGATGTACTTCTGGCGCATCCCCGCCGCGCGCAGCTTGTCCAGCTGGGCGTTCAACTGGGCCAGCGTCGAGTTGCCAGGATTGACCACCTGGAACTCCATCTGCTGGCCTTGGCCGAGCGTGAACGCCATGGTCGTGCCGACCGGGCTATCCGCTTCCGCCGGGGCTTCCGTGCTGACAGATTTCAATTGTGCCTGTGCCATTGTCTTTAGTGCCGTAGGTTGGTTGAAGTGTTGAGCCGCATTGGGGCGTTCGACACCCGGCCATGCCGGATGTGCGTATCGCGCTCACGACGATTGGGCTCATTCAGCTCGCCGTGGATTTCGTCCTCATGCCGCCACGCCCACTGCATCTGGTCGATCAGCGCCACGTACTCGGCAGGCGTCACCTCATAACGGTGGCCTACAATGAACCGGCGGTTGTCCAGGCGGATTTCGTCCGCGAACTTCGGCAGGCCGATGGTGATGGCGATGCGGCGACGATCCGGGGCCGGGCCATGCTTGGGCGCAAGGCCCTCCCCGGCGCGGGCGGTGTTCTCGAAATGCTCCATGAGGGCCAGCTTGGCTTCGGCCTTCTTGTCGGCCTGGACCTTGTCCTTGGCCGCTTGGCGCAGCTGCTCAAGCTCCTCGTCGGTGAACATGCCCTTGGCAACGCTATCGACGATCTCAGCCTCATCGTCGGACAGGCGGGTGCCATCGTCCGTCACGTCGGGAACGCTGCCAACGCGCTCGGTGCGCGGCTGGTAGCCCTCATCCACGGCTTCAGCCGGTGCCGTGTCTAGCAACGGGGCTTCTTCGACGGTTTCAGGCCGGGAGCCCTTGGGGCCCCCGGTGTGCTTCTCAGACATACTGTGCCTTTCGAGAGGTTAGGAGTGCGACCAACCCGCACCGGCAGCGGCTCGCGCCGACACCAGAACCGGCCAGCCCGTGGCGCTGTCGTATCCGACGTAGTCGCCCGGCAGCACCTTCAGCACGCCCCTGTTCGGGACGTACAGAAGGCCCATGCGGGAGAACGAGCCGGGCGCAATCGGATGGACGGCGTTGATGTCGTCCTTGA